CCCGGGCGCGAGTAACGGCTGCCGTTTGAATTTGTGATAAAGGGATAGCCATTTATTTAATGTCACTCAATTCATGATCCAGCGTCTGTGCTGCTTTTAGGAATGCTGGGAACAAGAATGGACGCGCTGCCATTTTAGAAGTGCCCAGCTCAACATAGGGCCCATACTCAACATTGGTTCCTACAATGCGCTCAAAACTCATCATATTGGTCATGCCGATGTCAAAGCCGCTCTTATCAATACCGCTTGTCCCTGCCTGGATTTGAATACTGGCACGAAGCCGCCCAGTATCCACTGGACACGCTTTCTTTGCTTCTGCCTGGCAATCGATAGCAGCTCCCTGCACAGCATCTAGCACCTTGCGCCGTATCTCGTTCATCTTGGCTTCAAGCGTCTGATTGATGCCCTGGATACCGGTGACTTCAATGCTGAGGTTCATGCTTAGTTCTCACCTTTCCGAAGTAGTACCGGGCAAAGAACACAGGCCAATAGCGCCAGGGGATGTTGTGTTGTTTCAATCTACGAATAAGTAGGGCAGGAACGCCCCACTTGGAAATCTTGACAGAAAACACAACATTCGCCCCTTCCATCTTTTGAACTGTCATTTTTATATACCAGGGCAATTTCGCCATGCTCAGTTCGCCCCCTTCGCTTGATCTTCCTGGCAGAACAGAATAATCTCAATGCCCGCTTCTTTCGGATCCTTTGCACCCAAGATTTTATAGATGTGAGCAAAGCCGTTTTTCACGTACTTGATGCGCTTCGTTGCATCAATGTGATACGTCGATTGAAAACGGGTCGCAATCATCGTTGTCATGGTTGGGTAGAGCTGCTGGGCAAAAAATGCTCTACCCGCGCCACGCCCAAATGGGAAGTCCACAATAGCCGCCCAGCAGGGGTATGCATCAGTCCAACTGCCAGTTTGCCCTCCCTGGCCATCATCAGTGCCGGGCGGATTCTGAAAGGTGATGCGTCGATCGTATTTTCCTGCTGAAACATTGCCTTTATCTTTGGGCATGAAAACCACTCCCTTGCAAGGGGGCTAGACCTTTTCAGGCCAGTGCCAGGTACCCGGTTCCATCTCTTCAGAATAGTGAACTGATGTTTTCCACAGCAAAGGAAACCAGTTCCCGTCTCTGCCTTGCCCGAGAAAATCATTGCTTCCATCGGTGAACACCTGAAGTTGAATCATTCCGTCTACCCGATGCACATCCCACACCTTGACAATAATGGCCGGGCGGTGTTCGCCCTTATTTCTTCCTTCAGATAGCACAAAATGGACGATTCGCCCTTCCGTTAAACCTTGCATTAAAGTACCCATATCTTTCTGCCTATCAAGGCATTCAGTATTTCAGCAGGCATCTCTTCACCTTCCCTGTTGTCATACTTCCAGGCAATGTATTGCATCAGCGCTAGCTTCATCCCTGCTGGCAGCGTTGAATACCCCGCTGTATACGTCAAGCGATACTGGTATGCTGGCGGGGGATATTGCAGATAGACAACACCAGGGATGGGAAGCGTATCTACCACATAGTTCGGTGTGCTGCCAACTAAAGCTGGCCACGTTTGCCATGACGCAAAAGCCGTTATCCTATACTCAAACAGGCTCACAGCAACTAAGGGCGGTTGTGGCATCGGTAGAATGAAGGGTGCTGGTGAAAACGGATTGGCCCCCAGGCTTTCATTGTATTGGTAAAAATCCTGTTCGTAGAGCAACCTTGGACCTGTCAGACTACCAGCATTGACTTGAGGCAACGTCCACATCGCTTGCAAAGTTTGGGGCGCAAAGCTTCTGCCCGTCTTGATCTCAGCCTCTTCACGATATGCTGAGATCAAGGCAGAGACGATCGGGTTATCGTCGGCAAAGTCCACTCTCAGATATGGCGTCATATCAGAGAGCGATATAGGCTCTACCGATGGTGGAACAGTAACCGCCCAGTCAACTTTCAAGCTATCCATGACTCTGCCTCAATCCGCTATTAAGCAGCTGGGAAGATGTTGGGAGCGAACAGATGGCCCACTACAGCATAGACTGCGCCGGTTGTTTGGCCTGCCACGGTGTTACGCACTCTCACCCAGCGTTTACGCCCAATGTAGTCAATGCGCTGAACGGTTGTAGTAGCCGCTGTAATGCTGGTAAACGTCCCACCCGCCGCGTTCGTGTTTGGGCCATACAGCAAATCAGCAACTGCTACGGTGGCATAAGTACCAGGTGTGTTCGAGCCACTGTCGTCGGCTTCTTCAATCACAAAAGCGTGGGTGCCATCAGTCCACAACCCAGGCAGCAATTCAAGATCGAGAGCAGCATACCCACCATTGCGAAGACGATCAATATCGCCGCCGTTGGTTGCAGCGATATACGCCTTTGGCAGCAAACTTTGCACGCTGAAAAAGTATTTCAGCGGATTTTTCCCAATGACACCAGGAAAACTCATCGTTTATATCCTCCTTGTAGGGAACTGGTGAAAGCTCCCCGCAAAACTATGCAAGAGCAGGTGAATGCTCAGGCGGTAAACCGTTCGCTGCCAGATCCTCCCACCCAACCATGACAGATTGGCCGCACACCTGACATGTATAGCGATTGCACGTATCACCTTCCACACCAGGAAGCTGGACGAGTTCGCCAGTGCAGTTTGCTGGTGTACTCGGGCTGTCTATCGACTCTTCTTCTACTGAAGCCGGTACTTTCTCTTTTGGCATGATGTTTGTTTCCTCGTTTCTTTCTTTCAGGTTTACATCAAAGCCCTGTCAGGCTTATCCGATCTTCATCACAGAGATTGCTTCAGGAAGTACCACTTTACCCCCAACCCTGACGCGGGCAAGGTAGGCAACCTGATTCTGGATCGCGAACAGTTCCTTCAAGGTGGAAAAAGTCAGACCCACGCGGTCAACAATTTGGTAGCCTTGCCCGATATCACCGAAGATGACGGGCATATCACCTGCTGTATAAGCCAGCGATGGAGGCGTTGTTGGGTTAATCATGTCGGGCATTTCCACGATGGGGCGTCCGAACAATGTCTCGGAAAATTGGTCACCGAACATCGTCCAGATCGGGCGCGTGGTGGTATCAGCAAAAAGCCGGCAAACACCGATGGTGTTGTTGCTCATGAGCCAGGTGCCAGTAGGCCGGTAGCCCGACTTCCCAACATGCATCAACTGGATAATGGAGGCAGGCTTGATCAACTGCGTATCACCAGAAGGCGTGGTAAAAATGTTGATGCCAGTACCTGACTGCTTAGCATTCGTGATAATGCCTTCAGGACGAGCTACACCGTCGCCCAGAAGAAATGCTGTGCCTTCTTTTTGTGCGAACTGACGGGTGAGACGCTTCAGGATGAACGCCTCAATGTCAAACACGCTGTCCTCAAGATTTTGCTTGCTGAGCTTCAGGAAACCGTTCAGTTCCCTGGCAAAGATCTCGATCATGCCCAGGTTGGGGTCTGTGCTGGCAACAAAGCCAGTTTGCTCATCTGACCAGAAGATGTTGGTGTCTGTTGCGCCTTCTGAAGGGAGCAGTAGCTTCTCACCACCAATTGTTTGGGTATCAGCATACTGACGCAGGGGTGAGATGAGAAAAAGCTTTTGTATGAATTTGTCACTCAGGTCAGTCCCAGCAAAAAACCCTCCGAGCTCGGCAGCGGCAGACACCATCACTTTTTGCTCAGGAGTATACTGATCCATGTCCATATGATTGAAGTCAATCAGTCGGCGCTCATCCATCGTCAGCGCGCTGGAGTCTCCGCCCTTCCTAATCCACTTCTCTAAAGCCTTGGTAGCAGGGGGCTTCCATGCGCCCGAGGTGGAACCTGGATATCCACCAGGAACAGGCGGGCGCTGCGCGGCAAGCGCCACTTCCTTCTGCTCAAGCACCAGCTTTTTGTATTCCTTGATATCAGCGCTGATCTTGGCGTTGATTGCTTCAAGCTCTTTGCGAGCCTCGGCAGCAATCGGCCCACCCTGCGAAATCTTCGTTTCTGTTTTACTCTGTCGCTCTTCAAGCGTATGAACGCGCTCATCGAGAAGCTTGTTCATCTTCTGGATTTCTTCATTGAGCTTTGCCAGCTCATCGTATCCAACGGCCATACTAAAAAACCCTTTCTGTTGTGTGTTCAGAAAGGGTTGATGCTCGCTTCGCTCGTCTCACACCGCTTCTGAACATAGTTTCGCTCTGTTCAGAAGGGTGTTTCCGCGCCTTCATCATGTCAGGGGTAGCCGTGGCCGCGCCCATTACTGGTAGTATACCATAAACATGACATTTCTGTCATATTGACTATATGCCCCTTCTATATGCCCCTTGCAGCATTTTGAAATTGCAATTTGGCTGTCAGGTCATAGAGCGCTTCACGCCTCTTGTTCGCCTGGGTCGCTTCATCATCATCGTCATCTTGCTTCTGCTGAGGCGGATCGTCCTCAGACGAAGAATAGACCTGATATCCTTGCAACGCATTGGCCCGTTGCCTACTCAGTTCACTCTTCATCTCTTTGACATGCCCTGCTATGCCATCAACACTTTTCATCAGCTTTGCATGACTGTCTGCGCTCAGTTTCTTCGTCATGGGATTATCATCTGCCGTCATGTACCCATACACGGGATTTACCGCATCATCATCAGGCTGAAGATATTCCATCATATCCAGCTCCACACCGCGCTCCATATACGCAAGCGCAGCATCTGTGAACTGGCTAATGGCTACCTTGGCATCTTCAACAGGTGTATCACCTGTCTGCATCGCAACAATAAAAGCATTCCTGAGTGGATACCAGAGATTCCACAGGTCAGAAACCCAGTCCTGTTGAATTGTTTCCTGATAATCGGCTGCATAATCTTTCGTTAAAGCAGGAGTCCCCTGCTTTTGTTTGCCTGTCATGTAAAATGTCCTCCTGCTTTGATTCTTTATCGTATCAACCTGAGCTAAATCGTTCATGGGAAAGACAACTGCTGAGCCTTCCATGATTGCAACCTCTAACAGATTACGGATCGTCCGGCCCAGCTTCTCATCCTTCACATACTCCACCTGAATGGCCTTATAGCCCATCGATTGCTTCTTCATCGTGCCAACTTTGAAGCTGCTATACAGCTCCCTGCCTAGTTGGATGTCCAGATTGAATTGTGTCTTCGTGTAGAGCCCCTTAGAGGTTTCATCCGCATCAAAAATGCCACCTGGTGGGAGCTGATTATAATCGTGATTCCAGAGATAGGGCCAGAGATAATCCAGGCCCTGTTGAGACTTACGCGCAAAACTATCCCTGATAGTGTTTCTGAAGGCTCCCTTCATTGTGCGATCGTCGCCATAATCGATATTGCCGATGTAGTTCAAATAGCCTTCAATGATACCCTGATCATCGTTCGTAGCTTTGATGTCCCCGCCTACAATGGGGAAATATTCAATTTTGCGCTCAACTTTTGCTATTCTCATAAAGCATTCTCCCTATCAATGAGCCATATCTCAATACGATCTATCTCTGCCCGCAGGTTATCAATACGTTTGCGGGCTGTATCCTCATCATTTTTCTCAGCTAGATAGGTGATTTGTTCGGGTGGTATGTCTACATAGACGCCTGTCGCTTTGTGGAACTCCTGTACTACCTCAAGTGGACAAGTCACATACACACGTATCAGATAGCCAACATAGCCCTCTGCGAGAAAGATTTCTCGCAAGATTTGCGCTTCAATCCTCGTGATATAGGGATGGATTTTTGGAAAGTAGCGGTCGAACTCCCGATCAGCTTGCTGCTTTGCATAGAGCAACATGTCACACGGCGCTCTTCTGACAATGGTGAGTGTCGTCGAAACCTCAGCTTTCACGCTCATCGCTTTACCTTCTCTGCTCGCTTATGGGCGGCTTCTATTCTCTTGCACCTATTTTCCTCTTTCATCATTTTGCGAGTTTCATCGCCCATAGCAAGAACACTTACAATTGTCGGAAGCCGCTTTTTGAGAACAGATTTAAACACCTGTCGTTTCTCTTCATACTCTTGTGCCTGCTTTTTATTCATCGTTTGGCCCTCAACAATTCTCGATACTGGTCCCTGGTCGGAGCTATCTGTGGATAGATTTCAGCAAACCTGGCTAACGCTTTGCCGATGTCAGTTATGTCTTCTTCAACTGGCTGTACAGGAGCTTTCCCCCGTTTGTAATATTGCGTACACCTGCACTTCCCCGTCTCAGATGCTGGCCCGTCCGCGCCTGGATACTCCATCTCATAGCCCCCAACAGTGAACATTTCATCTATTGGCACTTCCTGGCCATCAGCTTCTGCATGATCTGGACGGGTCCTGCTATCGTGTGCTGCCAGCCACACCTTGTTGAGCGTCAATCCTGACTGTTTGGCCGCTTCGTGGGAGCCATAGTTGCTAGCCGCTACAACTTCAGTCCTGGCTATGGTTTCTGAACGGTTGGGGATGATTTGCAGCAGGTAGAGATCATCAATCCTTTTTGCTAGCTTCGCAATAGACTCCCCTGCTCGTACCCCTTCTTCAAGTGCTGATTGCAGAAGAGCTTGAGTATAACTATTGATTTGGGTCACTTTCTGACCTGCCAGCTTGAGAAGATAGATCAGCACATCGGGCGCCCAGAGATTGAAATCGTAAGTGCTCTTCTGCTCTAACGGCTTCTCACCATATTTCAAATCTTTCAGAATGCTTTCGCCCGAGTCGGTCCCCACATCCTGATACAGGCTCACAATGAGATGCTTGAGCTCGCCTTGCTGAGTCAATACCATCAATGCATGCTCAATATTGCCCGCTGCATCATCTTCCAAACCTCGATTGACAGCCGCTACCATCGTTCTCTGCTCATCTTTGAAATAAGCTTCTATTCTGCCCTGGATAGTCTTTTCCCATTTGTTACGCTGTGACTCGACCGACTTAAAATACGCCGCTTTCTCGTCGGCTGTCTCGAGGTCTAATACCTTCGTTTGCCGGGCCCGGGGTAGCTGCTTGGCTGGAGGAAGATTATTGTCAGGCGGTATCTCTGTGACCATTGTTTGTCCTGGAGGTGAAAGCAACATTGGAGGAGGTGCAGGTGGATTGATCTTCTCACCTGTCATCGATGCAATGTATTCGTCTAAGTCCTCAACGTGAACAGGCACATTGTTGATGATCACAAAATCTTTCACTGCCAGCTTTGGCTTGCCCTGGATTTCTCTCGCTTCGTGAAAGGTCGTCGTGCTTGCTGTAAATTCTGCTGTCGCGCGGTCTGAGTCTTGCGCTTTGGCCGCTTTGATCTGGTCTGCTATTGTCTCAACATCATCACGATCATACCCTAAATATCCTCCGTAGCGCGGAGAAAGCCACATATTAAGCGAGTCCTCAAACATATCCATAATCGGAAACACAATGTCCGTATACAGGAAACGCTTAGCAGCATCCTGGTTATCGAACGTCGCATCAGCCAATCCAAGCAAGAAAGTAGGAAAATTAAAAAATATACCCGCAATGTCTCTATCACCTTTGGTATCACTTTCTAGCCAGTCCAGTTCATAAGGGCTCATGCTCATGCTCTGCCACTTTACGCCCCCATGCAAGATAGCCGTTTCCCCTGCATTCCTGGGACCTGCAAACTTCTTCCTGATTTCATCCTTCAGCGATTTGTATTCTCGATCTCCCAGCAGGGCATCAGTGACCCATGCGCCGCCAGGACGAGCCATATTGTTGAGCAGTCCCAGGTTCCATTTCTGGCCAGCTTTCTGTACGTCAATCAGCATGGCAGCAACTTCAACCGGCGACATGCCATAGATATCGTCGTTCCCGGCAAACAATTTGTTATGTACTACAAATGGCTCCGGATAACGCCTGGGTGGTGTGAAATTGCCAAATTCGTAGTACAGCGGCCCATTCTCATCTACCTTGATCTTGGTCAGATCAGGACGTAAGTTATAGAGCTCGTCAAACGGTGCAGTAGGGTTCTGATTGGCATTGATGCCCAGCACATACGAATTGCCGGTCATGCAATAGTAGGCCACCATTGCTTCTCTAAAAGTCGTTCCTGCTGTCTTTGGGGCGGGATGTTTCCACAGTTCAAGTAAGGGCGAGGTGGTAATTTCTCGCTTCTTTGTTTCGTCGATGTAATGCTTCCATTTGATACCTGCTGCAGCGCGCGCAATATGGCCCACAACTCTGAAGACGGTTTTAGAGGACCGATACCCTTCCTGGATATAGGCTCTCATATTTCTAGGCATGGTAGCAGGAGTACCCACACCCTGTTGGGCGACCACTACCGCAACATTTGGATCAGCTTTCCCTTGCAAGGAGGTGGGATGGGAGCGACGATTGCGTCTACTCATGGCCGTTCCCTCCTGTCCAGCCAATTGACGAGCATCCCCATGACCATGATACCGCCCCACAATCCAAGCAGGAAGGCGAAGAAGAGAAGAGTCAACACCTCATTATTCGAGAGTCCACTATTTATCATGTCCAGTCACCTCCTTGCTCATGCGTTTCCGCCCACTCCCAGGGATTCATCAGCAACCCGCCTTTTTTGAAAATCTCTTCTTCCTGCTCTGCCTTCTCTTTTTCTGCCTGTTGTTTCTGCTCTTCTGTAATTGCTTCAGCTACCAGAATTTGTTCTATGCTCAGCGTGGTATCAATTACTGAGTCTTCATTATCTAGATCAATCACACCAGGTCGCATAGCTTTTGAGCAAACCACAATAGCTGACATAGATTTAGTATCCGCCTGATCATCCTTTGCACCATGTGGGAAGGCAAAGATTTCTTTTTGATACTCGAACAACCAGGGAGCATCCTTGAGCGTGTAGGACTTCCCAGCCTTATCCCAAATAGAAGCAGTACCGCTGCGTACAACTTTATCCTGGTGAACAGTAAAAGGAATGCAGGGCACGCCTTCCAATAAAGCAGACTGGATTAAAGCCGCCTGGTATGCCACGCTTTCAACAGCCACAAGCATAAAACCGAACCTGAGATGATAAAGCACCAGTTGCTCTTTTTGCTCAGGGTGGGTATAGTGTCCACGAAAAACATCTAACAAGAGCGTATCCCGATAGGGCGTCACTGCATACGCCGCCATCACAAAAAAGTCCGCTTTTTGTTT